AAGTTTCAACCTGCAGTATCCTCTGCAAACCCACTTAAGTAGTAGGACCTCCGCCGTAGCGAATTTTTACGATTCCTTTCCGTGGTGTCGTTACTCACCATTTGGTGCGGCCCGTGGTTACGGGTGGAGCGATCACAGTTGTTGCGGACGATTAGCGGGTCCGCGCTTTCCTTGTGAGATAGTCAGCTTTTTAGCTTTGTTCTTGTTGCGCCTGCGCTTATTCCTGCGTTGTACTTGGATTTGGTCACCCAAGGTTACAATGCCGGAAGCAGCACCTTGTACAGCTTGCCCGACTGGCCCGAACTTACCCACGATGGGCAAAATTTCTTTTGCAACACCGGAGATAGTAGTCCAAAGTTTGCCGAGGTCGTTGTACTTGGCTTCATAGGCGTCCTTAAGCTCGCGAGAAATGGCGAAGTACGTCGTCAACGCACGTTCGTCATAACGCGGGGCAAGTTCAAGCTGGGGAGAAAGAGCGGATGCCGGCTGCACCCGCATCTCAATTCCGTAGCGAAAGAAGAACGAAAAGCTAGTAGTGACAGCCAGATTTTTGGCGCAGATGTGCGCCATCACGTCGTTGAGCATTGGAGACGTTACGTAATTAGCAAACGTAACATTTGCAACTCCAGGTGCTTTGACAGTGGTGGTTGCGGCAGGTAATGCCACAGTAGCACGAGTGCACGGCAGTTCCCAGTGCGGCCAAGCAAAAGTTTCAGACTGCGGGAATTCGTAAACCCCCTCAGTTAGATTGTCTTCCTTGCCGGTACCGGTCATGTCAATCTGGGACCGCCAGGTTTGGCAGGTCTTCGTTAGTTTCAGTGGCACGTAAACGCCCTTCTTCGAAACGTCGAAGTAGGCGCTAGGCATGGATTGAGAGGAAGTGTAAGAAGGTAGGTCCTCAGCGGTGTAAACCTGCACTGGTTGAGTGCAGCTAACAGCGCGAGCACCATCTTCGTACGTAGAAGCGGTGTAAGTGAACGGTATCACTGGCCCTTGAGACACCACTATCGTTCCTTGGTTGGCAAGATCGGGACCGTCTTGAGTAACGGTAACTCCCGCGTATGCCAAACGCCACTGTTGAGCATTCTGCGAAAGCCAGGCGGCTTTTCCTGCATGGTTAGCTCCTGTGATCTGTGCATTCAAAACTTCATAGTTCACATCACCCACAGAGTCGTGGGCTTGAGTCGCCATGAAATTGATTGGATGAGGCAGCAAGGTACTTTCCCAGCTCCAGGTTCCCGTTGCACCAGGTTGTGCGGACAGAGTGAACGTCGTTTGGTAGTTCATACAAAGCGACGTAGCAGCACTCATGTCCGGTATTCCCCGGACTTGGGTCAACGGATCTGAAGGGTGAAGTGCCTTGATACACCAGTCAGCACCGGCTGGGGTCGTACCCATCAGCCACTCCTTAGAACTCATGATCTGTGCTTTTAGTAGTTGCTCCTGCTGCATTCTTAAACCGAGTTAACTTAACGGCCTCGGCCTAGAACAGCGGTGGGTGTAAAAAAGGACACCCACCGCTATTCAAAGTTAAAGTACTGCACAGCAAGTGCCGACGGAATACAACTCGCTAGTAAGCCAACTACAGATTGGCTCAACATATCGATTTGACCCGCCCGTGCAGCGCCTTCAAGCCACTGCATCATTCTACCATAAAGCTCAGCGTACAACTGCTCATCTCCAAACGCAAGTTGACAATACGAAACGAGTTTGGCTAGACGATCAAGTGCATTCGAGGCCTTACGAAAACACGACATCTTTCCACGAAGTCGAGTCGGATCGTAAACGTACGTCGAATAGGAGGTTTGCAAATATGTACGTATGCGAGGGTGAACCGAGACAAAGGATAAGTCAAAGAAATCTAGAGGTTCAATAGAACTAAACTCCAAATACGCTCCGTGCGCATTATAGGTTTGGTTCAATTGAACAGGATTAAATTTCCCTGATCTGTCCGCCCAGACCAAGTCGTCACCGCAACAAAAGTATCTGACTGTTTGCTTAAAATCGGGTATTGACATACCTTCTTTATAAGCATGAAGAGCCATTAAACACATTTGTGCTAACGAGTTGTCTGTAGAAGTTAAGAAATGCCCCGATGGGTTGCCTTTCAAGTTGAACAACCAGCCGCCTACAGTGGTGTAACCATTGTACATGCGACGGTAATACTCCTTGACGGCCTTCGGGTCAGGGTGGTCGCGCGAGCGCCACCAACATATGAACTCACAAATAGCAAGTGATAAGTTAGCGTCCCAACGAACACCATCAGCATCGTGTAAAAGACCAAAGTCTTTTAACGACCAGAGGGCATGCGTCAGGTCGACACCAGGTGATTGGTATTGACCAAACATCGGACTTATCAAAATGCAACTAAGTAAGTATATGTTTTGAGTATCGAAAAGACGAGCACCTTCAGCGTAGGATGCGGCATCTTGTGGACGAAAGAAACGAGCGTCTTTTCCAGACGGACGCAATTCGTCTTTAAGAGTTGACCCTATGACGGTTGTATCTTCTGCATAAATACTCAACAGACCTTCGACCCCACCAAAGTGTTCAAAAGCTTCAAGCTTCTTCGAACATCCACACTGGTTAAACGGATAACCAGCAGCTTTTCGTGCGTGATCAGCACTGTGAAATAATTCGGAAATCCTATCATTCGTTGATAGAGTGGAATGCACTATCAACAAAGGGTAAAGACTATCTAAATATTGCTCTAGATACCGGGCTGCCCCGGCATCTAAAGTGTGCTGATCATGGAAAAACTTCGCAACCCCGTTCCACAAGGAAACGGCATCGAGAGGGGCTGGAACAAACCCCTCTCGGCAGCCAGTAGGGAGGAACTTACTGATCGGTAACGGCGTCATTCCGACGCCATTTCCGCATAAGTATCGTTCCGGAGGAGACTGCCAAGGAAGACACATCTGCCTGAGATTGTTGTTTCTTCGATTCAGGCTTGGCAGCGGAGGGCGTTTTAACACACACCGCCGCTCGGCTTGACGATTTTGGCGACCGAAAAAACTGCAGCATTTTAGGCGTTACACACACTGCTTGTTGATCTCCGGAGTGAATTCCAATGATGGTCCCTTTCTGGGTAACCACAGGCGACCCACAACAGCCGGGACTCGAAGAATAAGATACTTTGACATACCCATTTTCCTCGATCATGGCTCCCACTACGCCACTAGCATATTGTTGATTAACTGCGTCAAACACTCCCACCTGCTCGCCTTCAATAGGCAGTTGGAACAGAGTGAGTTTGTAGGACGACAGCCCTGGAACAAGTAAGCTGACGTAGACGAGGTCCTCTTGTAGTGTAGCAATGTTTAAGTCCTTCTCAGGAAAGACATAGTAAGTGTTGTCCACCAACAGATAAGCAATGTCGTTTATAACATGAGCATTACAAACGAGACCGCCTGCCACTGGTGTAGCCGAGCATATCGCTTGCTTGGCAGAGTTACAACAGGTTACTGTCTTGAAGGTCTTGAAAACAGTACTTTCGGGATGGATAGCCTCTTTCTTGGGTTCAACCGCTGGTTCATCAACTGCGACATCGACATAGTCACTAAGTGGAGCTGGTTTTGAGGCAGCAACCATTTTGGTGAGATTGGCGATTTGCAGCGAGAGATCGTTGATCTGTTGTTGAACAGACACAACTGGTGGCTTGCGGTTGATAAGAGGGATTGAAATGGCAGGTTTCGTAATCGCAACGCTAGTAGGTAGTGACTCTTTAGCTTTGCGACTATCGAAGTCGCGAATGATTTTGTTTGACAAAGCGAACGCGGCATCATCAACATCTGACCACGCAACAGTAGCCTGGTTTGCAAGTTCGTCGAAACTGGCTTGCACTTCAAGCTCTTCTTGCATGGTTTTACGAAATTGATCGAGCATTTCGGGGGTCAATCGCCTCTTAGTATCTTGCGACAGAAACTGGTCAGCGTAGTACCGTGGCCCCTCATCATCCTCAAGTGGATTGATTACAATTTCATTGTCCTCTTTGTCGTAATCCACCCACTTACGTTTGGTACGGTTTGGTGTGCGATTAAATTGGAAGTTGACCTTAATCGCACCGCGGCCTGACTTGTTTTTACCTTTTGCTTCTTTAGCGACTTCTTCAACCACTTCTTTTTCTTTCTCCTTTTCTTTCTCTTTTAAGTGTTTTACTACTTTCAGTTGAACAGGTTGGGAGGCAGTAGATGTCGTGGCAGTAGAAGTTTTCTTGGACTTGCCACCGGCCATACGTTCAATGATATCAACAGGGTTAATATCACTGTAAGCAAAGCCGAAAGCATGCCCTAGTGTAGGGTTGTTCTTATTGTCGGAATCAAGCGCTTCTAAGTTTCCTGGCAGAATTTCTCCTGCTACGAAACCAGGAAGAGGCGGAGGGTAAAAGAACGCGGTAACCCTGGAAACGCAAAGGTAAATGAAGTAAGTTGCGGAGAAGAAGTAAACCATAAAAATGGTTTGCCCCGTCCCCTTAGCAATTGTACGGAGAATTAGTGTCCAGGGGAGAACACTCATCAACGCAAATAGCACGTACCACCAACGTGTTGGGTTGGCAGCAATCATGTGCGTTACAGCACGAGCTGCATTTTCGTTGACCGTTACAACAGCCGGTACAACTCCTTGTATGGCAATATCGAAATTGGTAGTCCACCTCGCGAGATCGGCGCGCAAACGGATTCGGTAGATTTCACGATCAACGACTTTTCGGACGCAGTGTATGCATGCAATAAATTGCAAAACATACAACCATGTCGATAGTTCGCTGATGAAATCGAGCGCACACAGCACCGACCGGCGGTACCCAATTGCCATCGAAGACAAGACCTTGGGCACGGGAAGAGAGAACGTTGAGTTCGACAAGGACGGATCCCCTCTCACCGTTAGGCCGCAAGTGTGGCGGGCAAGCGAGCACCCCCACACATCTTCGCGCGTTGAGTCATAAGCCATATAACTCACCGCGGCACTCACGAGGGCGAGCACGCAAACGAAGGTAATAGTTTTTAC